CGACTACGTCCCGATGCCCGACGGGCGGCTCGACGTCGCCGGGGCCACCTGGGTCGACGCCATCGACCTGGCCGCCAACCACACGCCCGGCCTCGGGCACGAGCTGAACCACGTCCGCACCGGCACCGGCCACGCCGGCTGGTGCGTCGACTTCGAGCCCTGGCAGGAGCAGGTGCTCGGCTACGAGTCCCGCAGCTACCTCGGCTGTCCCAACCCCCACGGAGGAACACCATGAAGCAGAACCAGAGCAAGCACACCCCGGGGCCGTGCGGACACGGCGACTTCTGGCAGCAGGCTTGCGGCGCGTGTCTGACGGAAGCACTCGAAACGGTCCGGGCGCTCCTCGGCCCTGTCGAGTCCTTCTACATGACCCAGGACGGGCGCTCAGCCCACACCCGGAACGCACAGGCGGCAGTCGAACGCGCCCGCGCCCTCCTGGCCCGCGTCGATGGGGGTGGCAAGTGAGCGAGTCCATCGGCGACTACTACGACCGCAAGCGGCGCGAGGGCAACGAGGCCTGGCACCGCTACCTGGAGCACCGAGCGCACTGCACCGAGTGCCGCGAGCTGCTCCATTGCCGCGAGGCGACGAAGCTGAAGACCCGCGCCATCGACGCGGGCAACACAGGAGACTGAAGGACCCCGCCGGGGGAGTACCCGGCCCAGCCCGCCACTCACGCCCTTGGGCAAGGCTCAACCGAAGCACATGCACGGAGGCAGCACATGAAGACCGGAAAGTCGTTGCAGGAGTTGGCAGTCGAGATTGAGCGTCAGGCGAACACCAAGCGGGACCTCGTCGCGCCGGTGGAGAAGTTGCGGTTCATCGTTGAAGGCAAGGCGGTGAACGAGGACGAGGTCGAGCTGGCGGTGGCGAAGAAGGACGGCACCACCGACTACCTCGGCATCAACCAGCTGGCGCACTCGCAGATCGCGGAGTACGTCGGCATCCCGCAGCCCTACTACAGGCGGCTCCTCGCCGAGGACCCGAGGCTGCTGGAGCAGAACGTGAACCGCTGGCTGCCGGCGGTGAAGGACGACCGCCGGCTGGTGAGGACGCTGGACGGCAAGGTCCGCGCGTTCCTCTCCGACAAGTACCGGCCCCTCGACAACGAGGAGCTGGCCGAGGCGGTGCTCCCGGTGCTGCTCGACCGGAAGCTGTCCATCCTCTCCTGCGAAATCACCGAGCGGCGCCTCTACATCAAGGCGGTCGACGAGCGGATCCTGCAGGACGTCCCGACGGGCAAGGCGCTCGGTGACGGCTCGCACCACTTCTTCGACACCATCAGCCCCGGCATCGTCATCAGCAACAGCGAGGTCGGCTTCGGCGCGACGGACATCTCCGCCAGCGTCTTCACCCGGGCCTGCACCAACCTGGCGCTGCTCGGCACGCTCATCCGCAAGACGCACGTCGGTGCTCGCATCCAGGCGGGCGACGACGCCTACGCGCTCTTCACCGACCACACCAAGGCGCTCACCGACAAGGCGGCGCTGAACCAGATCCGCGACGTGGTCGCCGCCGCGTTCGACGAGGCGCGCTTCGCCGCCCACGCCGACAAGCTGAAGGAGGCGGCCGGGGTGAAGTTCGAGGTCAAGGACGTCACCGAGGTCGTCGAGCGGTTCGGCAAGAAGTACCAGCTCACCGATGGCACCAGGCAGGGCATCCTGACCCGGCTCATCGAGGGCGGCGACTTCACCAAGTACGGGCTGCACGCCGCCGTAACCCGCCACAGCCAGGACGTCGAGGACTACGACACCGCGACGGAGCTGGAGCGCCTCGGCGGTCAGGTCATCGACCTCAAGGCCACGGAGTGGAAGGCGGTGGCGGCATGAAGTCCTTCAAGTTCGAGGTGCAGACCCTCGGCGACGGGGAGCACTGGAGCAGCAACGGCCAGCGCTTCACGACGAAGGAGGCGGCCGAAGTCTCCGCGCGGGACCTCCACTCCCGCTGGACGCTGGTCGTCGCCTGGCGCGTCGTCGACTCGGACGACGAGCCGAACCAGACCGAGCCCACCATCAAGGGCGCGGGCCACCGGGTGAAGCTGTGAGCCGCGATCCGGGCGACGAGTCGCTCAAGTGCCGCGTGCCGGGGTGCCGCAGGCGAGTCCTCTCGCCCGACACCCCGTGCATGCTCCACCGCAGCCACGACCTCGGCGACGACGACAAGCCGAAGCGCGGCTTCCCGCCGTCGTTCGACCAGCTGCGCGCGATGGGCAACACGCCGCCCGTCAAGCGCTCGATGCTGAAGGAGCAGACGGACGCGGTGGCCGAAGCGCTCGGCCGCAAGCGCACGCCGGACCCGGAGCGCGCCGCTGCTGGCATCGAGGCAGCGCGGGCGACGGTGCAGCAGCTGCAGGCGGTGGAGCGCTTTCACCGTCACGTCGAGCAGGCCGCCCTGGCCGCGTTCAGGGAGATGCTCGCGCAGCTCGGGCAGGACCACGACCTCCGGTTCTGCGAGCCGGACGGGATGCAGCAGCTGGCGGAGTCGGCCTGGAACTGGGGCCTCGTCTTCGCCGAAGCGCGCAAGCCGGAGAAGTAGGCCGAACGTAGCAGGCCCGGGACAACCGTTTACTGGTTGTCCCGGTGTCTGCGGCGCTCATGCCGCACGCAGCAACACGCATGGCAAAGAAGCTGGAAGCCGAGGACCGGAAGCGCATCCTGATCGCGCTCCGCAGCTACTTCAGCACCGTCGAGAACATGCTGTACCACGGCTCAGCGCCGGTTCAGATGCTGGGGCGGAAGGAGATTGAGGCAGGGGCCAAGCTGTACGCGCTCATCGACGGCGGGGGCAGCCTCCTCGTCGCGGCGAAGGGGGAATGACGATGCTGCTCGATTCGGGAATCGTGAACCCGGCAGTGGAGGAGCAGGCCCGCGAGGTGCTCAAGGAAATCAGGCCGGCGGCAGAGAACGTCCCCGGGCTGAACATCGAGCTGCTGCTGGAGACGCTGGCCTTCATCCAGGCGGAGCGCGGGCTGTGGGACCAGAGCAGCTACTACACGCGCAAGTACCTCGCTCCGGAGTGCCGCACCTCCTGCTGCTTCGCCGGGTGGGCGGTGGCGATTCATGAGGGGCGGGACCCGTACGACGACAACAGCGAGGAGCGGCGCCAAGCGCTGCATCTGAGCGGCGGCAAGGACCTCGTCCCCTGGCGAGCAATCGCGTACCTGGGCATCAACGAGAGGGAGGCAGCCGTCCTGTTCCGGGCGAGCAACAGCCTCCCGGTGATCCAGCAGGCGGTCGAAGCCATCGTCGAGGGGAAGTACCGGCGGGACCCGGTGCCGCTGACACCAGGGATGACGCAGCTCGACTGGGAGCGCCACATGGAGGACCTGGAGGCGACGTCCTTCTACGGCGCAAACATCAGCTTCCGCTACTGACGTGACGCAGGCCTCTGACAACCGTCACGGGTTGTCAGAGGTTCTGGGGCACTTTCAGTCCCCACGGAGGAACGCACATGAGTGGAACCGTAAACGGACCGCTGGCGAAAGCGGTGCGGAGGCCGCAGGGCAAGGGTGAGAAGCGGGACAAGTTCGTCCTCGACTTTCTGAGGGCGCACCCGGAGCAGCTGCCGCCGCTGAACGTCTTTGAAGAGCAGCTGCCCGGGGCGAAAATCGAGGTGCTACGCCAGGCCCTCATCACGGACGGCTGGGTCGAGAACCAGGAGTACGACAAGGCCCACCCGGAGCTGAAGCGCTCCAAGCTGCCGGCGCACTGCCTGCGCACGTCGCTCTGGCGGCTGTACAGGCGGGACCAGCTCCCGTCGCGACCGAAGGGGCGGCCCGCTGGCAAGGTGGTGGTGAAGTCGAAGCTGGCAGCGAAGAAGGTGTCTGTCTTCGACGTGGGCATCGCCGGCGGCAAGCTGAAGCTGTCGCCAGCCCACCCGGCGGACATCGACCGGCGGGCGCTCGTCATCGAGGCGGCACGCACCGGGCTGAAGGTTCGCATCCTGGTCGACGGCGTCATCGAGGTGCAGCCGTGAGGACGTACAGCCAGATCGGACCGCAGAAGCCCATCAAGGACGCGACGGAGGAGCTGACTCTCACCGTCGAGGAGAACATGCTGAAGCTGGGCAAGCCGAACGACCCGCTCCGGTGTGTCCTCGCCATCGCCGCGCGAGCAGCGCTCCGGGACAAGAAGCTGCGCAGCGTGCAGGTGCTGCGCACCGTCAGCTACCTGGAGTTCCCGGACGAGGTGCGCCGGTACTTCAACGACCAGCTCACCACCGCGATGGTCACCGTCTACGACCTGAGCGGGCGCTTCACCGCCGGCGAGTACCGGCTCGTTCCCGTGCCGGCGTCCCACTCCGCCGAGGCGCTGGCGGAGCGGAAGAAGGAGAAGAAGAAGAACGGCGAGAAGAAGAAGCGGGCGAGCCGGTCCAAGCGGATGCGTCCGCGCGGCGAGCACCGCGTGGCCTGGATGCAGTGCGCGCCCGAGGAGGAGAAGCCGTGACCGACACCAAGGTGCTGCTCGTCTCCCCGTCAGAGTACGAGGTCATCCGGTTGGCGCTGCTCAACCTGCGCGTGTCGAACCACAGCTACGTGCAGAGCCTGAAGAACAAGGGCGGTGAGCTGCGGCTCGTCGCCGAGCAGCGCATCACCACCATCGACGAGCTGCTGGACAAGCTCGTGGTGCAGGGAGCCCGGCCATGAAGGACACGCTGGAGAACCCTCTCAACTACGTCCACTGCTCCCACTGCCACGCCACCGTTCCCCGCGACGAGTGCGCGCGGGTGGCGGGCACCCTCGACCGGTGGAAGTGCATCACCTGCATCGAGGAGGACGAGCAGAGCGGGCGTCAGTCCCAGGACGTAGAGGAAGAGGCGAGGAGGAAGCCATGAGCACTGAGTCAGCACTCGCGGTGGTGTCTCCACCGGGAGAAGTCGAGAGGTACCAGTCGCAGCTGCGCGTCGCAGCGGCGGTGAAGCAGTTCGTCCTCGCGAAGCACCCGACGGGCAAATACAAGCACCTCACGCAGATCGGCAAGGGTCTGCACTGCAACATCGAGGTGTGGCGGGCCATCGCTGCCACCGCCGGCTACGCGCTCGGGGTGACGGAGGTCCGCCAGTGCGGCGACGGCTGGGAGGCCGACGGCGTCGTCCGGCGTGTCACCGACGGCGTGGTGGTCGGCTCGGGCAGCGGCTACTGCGATGCCCTGGAGCAGTTCGGCAAGGGGAAGGCCACCTACGCAATCCGTGGGATGGCTCAGACCCGAGCCCAGTCCAGGGCAGCGGCGGGCGTGTTCGGGCAGCTCGTGGTGTTCATCCACGAGGACCTGCGTGCAACGCCGGCCGAGGAGATGACCGACCTCGCCGAGGCGCCGGTCAACCGGACGCCGCCGTCGCAGCTGCGCAGCCGGGTCGCGGAGGCGGTGGTCTCGGGACACAACACCAGTGCTCCGCAGCCGAAGCTGCCCAAGCCCATCGGGCAGCGGGCCCAGCTCGACCACGACGCGGTGACGGGCGAGGTCGTCGAGCCGAGCAGGGTGGTGGACGAGGAAGCGCTCCTCGCTGCCTACCGGCAGGCCCCCAACGCGACCGCGCGAGCACGGGTGCTTCAGAACGTCCCCTCAGACGTGGCGGAGCGAGTCCGCCGGGGAGGGAGCCGTGCATGAAGCCAGTCCACAGACTGACCCGCTGCCCGGTGTGTATGAGGACGGTGACGGCGGAGCTGCTCCACGAGGACAACGGGAAGTGGACGTTCAAGCCGCACACGCTCAACGAGGTCGACCCGGAGTGGTGCGGCGCCGTCGACGGGCGGTGGAAGCTGCACAGTCAGTATCTCGGCGGAAGCGGGAGCTGGCACGACGCGTGGGTGCGGACAAGCGGAAGCGACACGAAGGACCGCCCAGTCAGGTCGAAGGGCTGACCTTCCCCGAGGCGATGGCGTACCTGGGCGTGAGCCGCAACACGCTCTACGACTGGGTCCACCGGGGGCTCATCCCGTACCGCTGGGCCGGCGACCACTGGCGGCTCCGCTTCGACAAGGCGGAGCTGCAGCGGTGGTTGGACAGGTAGCACCAAGGGCGGGCTCCTCCGGGGGCTCGCCCTTTTTTTTGGACCGGAGGTTTACGTTGTCACTTCTGATGCCGGGCGACCTGCCCACCGCAGCGACGCTGAAGAAGTACGGGTGGACCGAGAGCGACTACCGGTACCAGTGGAAGCTGCAGGACGGGCTCTGCGGGCTCTGCGGGCAGGAGCTGGAGGGCAAGCGGGTCAACATCGATCACGAGCATGTCCGGGGCTGGAAGCGGATGAGGCCCGAGCGGCGCCGCCTCTTCATCCGCTCGCTGCTGCACGCGCGCTGCAACCGCTTTCTGCTCGGGCCCTGCTACTACGGCTTCCGGGCGGAGCACTTCCGCCTCGCTGCCGACTACCTGGACCGGTACTGAACGCGGGAGACGACGCCCCTTCCGGCCAACAGACCGGGCCACTCGGCGCACGGAGGCACGCCGGGACGCCGCTCCCGCACCAAGGGTTAGAGCACCCAGAGTCAGAGCCGTCGACACCTGGCGAGCAGGCTGCTGCAACTTCTCCACAAGTTGCTCCTGCTTGTTTCCCACAGGCCTACAGGCGTACCTCCCGCGCGCCGTCATGGAGACGGCAGCAACGGAGGAACCAAGTGATGCCAGGAATCGACACGCAGTCCCCGCAGTTCCAGACGTTCGGCGATGTGCAGGGCGGCCAGAACCAGGGGGCGAGCTGGCTCCGGCAGGCGGAGCAGTTCGTCGGCGGCCTGCGGCAGCAGATCTACCAGCTGCATCAGGCGGTGAATCAGTTCCGCAACCCCGACAACCGCGAGACGGTGCGCTCGGCGGTGAACATCGCGGAGAACGCGCTCACGCAGATCGAGACCTGCCTGAGCGCCGAGAAGCAGTACGCAGGGACGCAGGAGACCGGCGAGCGCTACCGCACGATGTCGCAGGGTAGGTAGCCGGTCACGCGCAGCTCCGGCGGTCCTCGGTATCCGGGGGTCTGGTGCGGCCTCCGTGGTTCCTCGCCTGCCCGCCGGGGCTCGCGTTTAGTTGCACTCCTCGACCTCGCCGTTGATGACGCAGAACCCGCCGCAGTCGCCGAAGTCGAGGGCATGGACCCCGTTCGCCGCGCGGAGAGTGAGTCCTGCAACCCCTCCCCGGGACACCACCTCCGCCAGCGGACCGGGGCCCGTGATGGGCGGGTCCCCGTCGTAGGGGTTGAGGAAGCGGATGACGTGCCGGTGCCGGCGGTCCGTCGGGCAGTCGAAGCTGATGCCGGTGTTGTAGCGGGGGCGCGGAGCGGGCAGCCACCGCACGTTCAGCGAGGTGAGCGGCCACCGCTGGGGCTTGGGGATGGGCACTTCACCACCTCCAAGACACACCCGCCCCGAGGAAGACTCCTCGCTCGCCGCCCAATGCCATGACCTGGACGCCGAACGGCCCGCCGCTCCATCCCACCTGCCCGCCGACCAGGAGGTCCCTGGACGTCACCCCGTACAGCGCAGCCGGCCCAGCGCTCCAGTGCCTCTCAGCGGCCCCAGGAGCGACGACGACGCTCGCCGAGGCCTCTGCCTCCACCCCGAGGTCGAACGTCGCGTCACCGGCCACCTGGCCGCTCAGGCGCACGTCCGGCACGAGAATGGTGACCAGCTGGGGCTCGGCCACGCCGGCGTCGCCCGGCAGGTAGCGGATGGGCCCCGGCACTGTGACCGTAGACCAATGCTCGATGGTCGCCTGACACTCGGCACGGCTTGTCACACCTGCGTCCACCTGCAGCTGGACCCCGGCGTCAGCAACGCACTCCACCGGCAGGCCCCGGGCCTTGCGCCAGCCTTCCAGCGTGACGCCAGCGGTGACCCCGAGAGCGGTGGCTCCCAGGAGGGCGATGGCCAGGTGTTTGCCGGCCAGGCTCACCATGGAAGCGCACCCACGACGGAGAGCCGCTGGCAGCTCACGCTTCACCCCCGAACTGCAGGCGGTGAATCCTCGCGAGGACGTCCGACACGTAGTTGCGTCCCGTCGTCAGGTCGTCGAGCTGCTGGATGCTCGGGTGCTCGCGCAGGATGATGAGTTTGCCCACCTTGTAGGCCCCGGCATTGTACGCGGCGCAGGCGCAGGCCACGTCGTCGGAGAAGCGGAGCATGTGCTTCTGCAGCAGCTCGGCGCCGAAGAGGATGTTGAGCAGCGGGTCCTGCCACTTCTCCGGGTCGCGGCAGAAGTCGGGGAAGGCGCGGTCGTCGATCTGCATCAGCCCGTGCCCGTGCCCGGCGTCGCCCTTGCCCTTCGGGCCGCGCGGCTTCAGCGCCATCCCCCCGAGGGACTCCCGGTCCATGACGGCGCCAATCAGCTCCGGAGCGAGCTGGTACTTCTCTGCGGCGGTGTTCACCTCGACGCGCCATTGCTGCAGGCGCGGGGGCCAGCTCCTCAACGATCCTCCTCGTCCTCCGGCCACGGGTAGGGGGCAACCTTCGGCGGCTTCGGCCCCTTCAGCGGCTCATTCTGCGGGACGACGGTGACGCGCTCGGTGGGCGTCTGCCCCATCCGGAAGCTCCACTGGCTCTCGGTGGGGATGCGCTCGATGCGCCGCTGCGCTGCCTGCGTCCGGTCGTCGAGCGTGTTCATCTTGTCGATGAGCCCGATGAGCCGCTGCCCGGTGTCCTTCGCTCCTCGGGCGTGGTCCTGCTCCAGCGCCTTCATCCGGTCCGCCATCCGCGCCGACTTGTAGGCGCTCCACGCGGTGAGGACCGTCGCCACGCCCCCAGCGACCGCAGCGATGACGGCGGCGGGGTCGGCCATGGCTCAGTTCACGATGACGAAGCTGAACTTGTCGCCGTTGGAGAAGGCGCTGCCGAAGGTGACGACGAAGGAGCCCGAGGCCGGTGCCATGAGCCAGGCCGGCTTCACCGAGGAGACGCCGAACTCCGGGGTGATGAGGACGATGCTGGAGGCGGTGCAGAAGTTGTTGGTCACCGTGACGACGGTGCCGCCGCTGTTCATCGTCACGCGCCCGCAGACGTTGTTCATCGTGACGCTGGTGCCCGTCTGCGCGCCGGCCGCCGCCTTCAGCGTGTCCTGCAGGGTGAGCCCATTGCTGCCGACGGTGCAGCGGGTCGAGCCGCCAATCTTCAGCAGGACGTTGGCGGTGGCGTCCACCACCGTCACCCCGCCGCCGACGTCCTGGATGATGGTCGACCAGCTCGGGGCGCTCCCGTTGGTGCCGAGCACCTTGCCCGAGTTGCCGGACTGGTTGGGCAGCACCGCCGAGGCGAAGGTGACGCCGTCCACGGTGAGCCCGCCGGTCACGGTGGTGGCCTGCAGCGCCGTGGTGCCCGCCGACACGGTGAGCCCTCCGGCGGTGACAGTCAGTCCTCCGGCGGTGACGGTGAGTGTGCTGGAGGTGGTGAGCGTCCCGGTGATGCTCGTCCCAGTGACGAGCCACTTCTGGATGAGCGTGCTGGTGACGCCCATGCGCACGTCGCCGGCGGCTCCGAGGTAGAGCCCCGAGGCAGGGTCGCTGACGAACGTGAGCCCCGGCGCCGACACCGAGCCGGAGATGCTCTTGAACTGAGCACTCATGTTGCCGAGGCCCGAGCGCGAGAGGCTGTCCGACATCGCCGTGGCGAGGTCGTTCATCGTGTTGTTGAACGTGGTGCTGGAGATGGTGGTCCCCGTCACCACCGGGTTCCCAGCCGCCAGCGAGTAGTTGCCCGATGCGTCGCGACTCATTGCAGCTCCTCGTCCGTGTCGCCGGTATTCGACCGGGCAGCGTCTTCCTGCAGCTTCCGCTTCGCCGCTTCGATTTCCATCGCCCGCTTCAGCTGCGCCTGGTCGAGCTGCTCGACGTTCTTCTGGGCCTGGCCGGGCAGCGGCGGCAGCTCCACCGGCCGGCGCAGCGACTCGTAGACTCGCGGTCCCATCGTCGGGCCCGCCATCTCCGGCGCCATGCGCAGCAGCATTCTACCCTCGTCGCTGCCGGCGAGGTTCTGCACCTTGTTCGCCACCCAGCCGGCGGTGGTGTTCAGCTCGTTGCCGTAGAAGCGCCGGGCGAGCGCGATGGCCGCCGCCCCGCCCATGCCCTCGGCGCTGTGGCCGCCCGCGTGAGCGCCCCCGAGCGTCATCCAGCCGAAGAGCCCGAGCGGGTCCTTGCCGTGCTCCTGGGAGGCCGCCTTGCCCGCCACGCGCTCCCCGGTGCCCACCGCCGCCATGGTGCGGCGCAGGTCCCGGGCGCCGTCCGCGCCAGTGACGCCAGACTTCGCCAGGTTCTCGTCCTCGGCGCGGCGGAGCCCCCGGTGGACGGCCATGAAGTTTTCCTGCTGCTCCGAGGGCGCAACGTTCCTGCCCCGGACCGCCTCGTAGGCCTTGCTCGCGCCCCGCTGGATGCCCGAGCCGACCAGCGACTCCTGCAGCTGCGGCAGGGTGACCGACTCGAACGGCGTCTTCATGTTGGCGAGGTCGCCGAGCACCTGCGCATTCCCCTCGCGCGCCAGCTGCTCCATCTCGCTGAAGGGCCGCCCGTACTTCGGGCTCGCCCCGAGTGCGTGGAGCTTCAGCAGGTTCACCACGTTGTCGCGCATCTCCCGCGCCTGGGAGTTGTACGGGAAGAGGTGCCCGGCCTCCTCCTCCATCAGCCGCTCGACGTCGCTGATGCGAACCTTGAACCCTGACTCCCCTGCCTGCTGTCGGAGAGCACCGAGCCGCTGACCCAGGCGGTCCATCGCCTCGCCGTAGCTCTTCGCCACCTTCTCGCCCGACTGCCAGGGGCGCAGAATCTTCTCCCCGTAGAGGACATCGGCCAGGTCTCCCGGAGGCGCCTCGGTGGGGAACGCCCCGCGCAGCATCTCCATCCGGGTGGGCGTGTTGCCGCCGCTGCCCCGGAGCGCGAAGTGGTCGGCCATCTTCCCGGCCCGCTCGGGGATGCCCTTCGCCAGCTTGTAGCCGATGGCTCCGCCGGCCGCGCCGCCGGCCACGCCCTTCGCCACGTCGACCGCGCCCTGGACGTTCGTCCCCTCGCTGCCGACGACGTTCGGCGACTCGCCTGCGGCGTTCGCTCCGCCGATGGCAGCGCTTCCGCCGATCTGCCCGGCAGCGCTCTCCGGCAGCGCCATGTAGTACGGCAGCTCGCCCACCAGCCGCGTGGCGAACGACTGCCCGGGGTGGAACTGCCGCTCCGCCTGGCCCTCGCGCTCCACTGAGCGGGAGAGGTTCCGGTACGCCTCGGGGAAGCTGGTGTCCGGGTGAGCGAACTTCAGCGCCGCCGCACCGGCGAGCGCCGCCAGCTTCGGCGACAGGCCGCCCGAGATGCCTCGCTGCAGCTGATCCTGCGAGGTCGCCAGGTAGCCCGGGTCGGTGAGCGTCGGGTCCGGCGGAGCGGAGCGGAACTTCCCCTGCCGCTTCACCGCCTCGGTGGTGGCGGGAAACTCCACGGGAGGCACCTCCTCCCAGTGGTGCTCGTCGTTCAGCGGGACTTCGGCCCAGCCGTCAGAGGAGCCCATCGAGGACCTGCTCGGTGCCGTCGGGGAGGAGGAGCTTCGTCTTGTTCAGCGCCTTGTTGTGGAACTTCCGCGTGCCGGGCGGGAAGTCCATCCGGGTCTGCGGCTGTGGCTGCGGCGCTGCGGTAGGCTGCGGCGCGGGCGGTGGTGCGGCCGACACCGGTCGTGGCCCCGGGCCGGGCCCAGCACGGGGCACCTGCGGCGGCGCCTGGACGGGCATGGACGTGGGGATGGGCGGAGCCCCGGCGTCGGGGGCGCCTCCCATCGGCGGCGCGGCCTGGGGCGCCTGGGGACGCTGCAGCTGGCGAGGAGCCGGAGGAGCGCCGAGGGGCGCGCCGAACAGCTGCTGATTGAGGTCGGACCAGCCGCCCATCACCTCTTCGGGCACGACGCCCATCGGGAAGCCGGCGTTCTTGGCGACGGCGTTCACCGACTCGGCCTGGTGAAGGCCCCAGCCGCTCACCGTCCGCAGCCACTGGTTCTTCAGGACTGGCGAGTCGTACCAGTGCGGCCGGCTGCGCCGGAAGCCGTTCACCGCCGACTCCGAGGCCGAACCGTGCGAGACGTTGCCCATCTCCTGCAGGAGGCCCTCGGTGATGGTGTCCCAGGTCTGCGAGGGGTCCTCGCCCGTGCCGAGCTGGCCCTGGATCTTCGCCTTCAGCATGTCGTCGCGGCCGAGCTGCGCGATGGGGTAGAGCTGCGCGACGAGCCCGGGGATGTTGCCCGGCTTGCCGAACTTCTCCATCGCCGCGAGCGCGCGGGCCTGTCCGGTGGCGCCGCGTCCGGCAGCGCGCGTGTCTGCGTTCTGCTGGTCGATGGCGAGCTTGCCCTGGTCGTACTGGCTCTTCTGGTCGAGCTGCGCCCGCTGCAGACCCTCCAGGGCGGCGCGGTGCTCCATCTCCGCCTTCAGCTCCTGCTCCTGCACCTCGTGGCCGATGGTGCCGTGCGCGGCCTGCTGCAGCGACTGGTCGGCGAGCGCCGCCTCGGTGTCCATGGCGTTGCCCACGCCGCTGAAGACCGGGTCGCCCGACATCTGCATCGCGCGCGAGAGCAGCCGGGTGTTGGCGTTCTCCGCCTGGGCAGCGCGCTGCAGCGCACGCCGCGCCTCGATGGGGATGCCCCAGTAGTCAAACTCCGTGGGCGTCTCAGCCACCGCTGCCTCCGCCCTGCATCGCCGCGTAGGCGGCGAGGATGTCCTGCATCGTCATGCCCGGCGGCAGCTGCATACCCGGCGGCTGCGGCGTCACCCCGCCGGGCCCCATCTGCGGCTGGGGCGGAGGGACGTCCTGGGTGAGCGGCGTGCCGGCCGCGCGCCCGGTGTCGATCTTCGCCTGGGGCTGCACGTCGGGCGGCTCCTCGTAGTCCGCCGCGCCCATCGCCTTGAGCGCCGCCGCGCCCACGCGCTCGCTGGCCTTGGCGAGGTCGCCCTCCTTGGTCGCCTGGGCATCCTCGGCCCGCTTCTGCAGGATGGTGTCGGCCAGGTTGCTGGCGAAGTCGCTCACCGCCAGCGCCCCGCCACCTCGCTGCCCGTACTTGTCGCTGTGGTCTGCCGGGCGGAGGTTCTTGCCCCGGAGCGCGGCCACCGTCCCCTTCGCTCGCTCGACCTCCAGGTTCGGTCCGCGCAGCCCCAGCAGCGGGAGCAGCGCCTTGATGTCGAGGCGCTGCGGACCCTCGCCGAAGCCGCCACCGCCGAAGCTGCCGCTGCCGAACGATGCGAGCAGGCCCGGGTCCATCGCCAGGTTCAGGTAGTCGCGGTCAGCCATGACGCACCTCGTGCTTCACCACCGTCGGGTTCACGTCCTCGTCCCGCTCCGCCAGGACGTCCTCCAGCTTCCGGTTCACCAGCGCGAGCGCGGCGGTGAGCGTCCCGAGCCCGCGCCCGTAGTCGACCACCTTCTCCCCGCTGGGCCCGGTGGAGACCATCTCCCGGCCGAGCTGGGACTGCTCCAGCCGCTGCGCCATCGGCGAGACGTGCTCGCCCTCGCTGGCGAGTGGATGGTCCTTCCAGTCGTCCTTGTACTCGTAGGCGCTCCCCTCGGCGCTGTGGAGGAAGTCCTCCAGTTGCGAGTCGCCCGAGCCGACGACGTCCTTCGTCCTCTCGTCGGAGAGCTTCGCCAGCCCGCCTGCGGCTCCGAGCGCTCCGCCGATGATGTTGCCGGTCATCTGATTCTGGCTCGCGGCGGCCTGCGCCTGGGCCTGGTACTGCTGGTTCGCCGCGCCGAGCACGTCCGGCGTCTGCTGCGGCGAGGCGGTGCTGCCCGGCGTCGAGCCGAACTGCTGCTGACCGACCCCCATGCCGGAGATGAGCCGCTGCAGGTTGCCGAGGTTCCAGTTCGCCTGCTGCCCAGCCTCGCCGACCTGCTGCCCGCGCAGCTGGTTCTGGTAGTTCGCGCCCTGCAGGGACTGGCCGAAGCTCTGGTTGAAGACGTCGTTGCCGGCGCCGATGGAGCTGTACAGCGCCTGGTTGTAGGCGTCGTTCTGGCCGCGCTGGAAGCTCTGCATCTCGGTGTCGAAGGTCGGGTTCCCCTCCTTCAGTCCCATCGCGTAGAGCTGGTTCCGCTTTTCGTCGGCGGCCTTCTGCCACTGCGGATCGAGCCGGCTCGTCGCCTGCCCGTAGGTGGCCTCCTGCTGCTGCGCGCGTGCCGCGTCGCTGCCGTCGGGCGCCTGGCCCCACTGGGTGAGGGTCCCCTGCTGCCAGGGGTTCACCTGCATGTCCTGCTGGATGCCGCCGAGCTGGTCCTGGGCGAGGCCCTGCAGTCCGGCCTGCGTGCCGAACTGACTGTTCAGCGCCTGCTGCTGCAGCGGGTTGAGCACCTGATTCTGGCTCCACTGCCCGGTGCTCGGGTCCTGGGCCCAGGTCGAGCTGCCCCACTGGCTGTACTGGTTGGGGCGGTTGTTCAGCGTGTTCGCCTGGTTTGCCAGCGTGTCGTACTGGTTCTGCTGCTGCGCGAGCGCCTGGTAGTCGGGCGCCGGCCCGGGACCCTTACCCATGTACAGCAGCCTCCTTCTTCAGCATCCGCTGCCACATGGGGCAGCTCTCTGGGCGGCACTCCAGCACGACGAGGTCGTCGCCATGGAGACCACCGTTTACGATTGTCGCAACGTGCTGGTAGCCCAGCACCCGGTAGTGCCCCTCCAGCCACCGGGCGCGGCTGCTGTTCACGTAGCCGAGGACCGCCTTGAGCTTCAGCTGGCCGAAGACGTAGCGGAGCCCGTGGCGGAAGAGCGGCAGGAAGGCGTGGCTGTCCTGGATGGCGATGTGCGCCGAGCAGCTGCCACCCATCCAGGTGTTGAAGCCCAGCACGCCGAGCAGCTCGTCCTTGTCGTTACGCGCCTCAATCATCCGCAGGCAGGGGCCGACGTCGATGCCGAGGTTCTTGAAGAGGAAGACGGTGGCGTCGTGCGCCTGGCTGGCCTGGATGTGAATCACAGCAGGCCTCCGCTCTGCCAGGTGAAGTCGATGCTGTTGAGCGTCGACTGCGTGGTGGCGATGCCCTTCATGATGAGCGCGACGAGGCGCCCCATCCCCTAGGGCCCGTTCACCGCCGAGCTGCGCACCGGGTCTCCGCCCCAGACCGCGTTGTCCCAGGTCGAGGTGTCCCAGATGGCGACCGTGCCCGGATTCGCCGTCACCGCAGTGGTGAGCGAGGTGAGGTCGTAGTCCCAGCGCAGCTGGGTAATCCAGTTCAGGTCGCTGTTGCTGGTGAGGAACTGCGGGCGGACGAAGGAGACGCGCTTGTTGTTGCTCTTGGAGTCGAGGCCCTGGAACGAGGTGAACATCAGGAAGCTGATGCCCGTGCCCGTCGTGGAGAAGACCGTCTCGTCGCGCCCGCCGCTCGCCTGGAAGAGGTAGCCGTCGGGCGTGCCGAAGTAGAGGTGGCTCTGGTAGATGCCCATCGACTGGGCACGCCGGCCCTCCAGCCGCGCCCAGCCCTTGGTCTGCATGTTCATCGCGTACTGGACGAACGTGGTGCCATCGACCTGGGGGCAGCTGATGAGGATGGAGGTCTCGTCGGGCGACAGCTGCAGCGCCCAGTTGCGGTTGCTGGAGTTGCCCGTCACCTCGCCGGTGATGGCGTTGTCGATCTTCGCCGTCTCGTAGATGGAGCGGTCGGCGAGGCTCGCGCCCTGCAGCAGCTTCGACAGCGAGATGAGCCCGTAGTTGTTGAGGATGAGGACGTCACCGCCGGAGTCGAGCGTGAGGCGCCGCCCGGCCGGCAGCCCGGAGAAGCTCCACGTCCCGACGAGGGTGAACTTCCCCACCGTGGACGGGTCGGTGCCGGTGTAGACCGAGATGTCCCCGGCGCTCGACAGCACGCAGAGGTTGTTCTCCACGCCCGCGCCACCGTCCACGCTCCACCGCGCGTAGCAGCGCAGCTCTCCGCCTCGGCTCATGTTGTTGCCGAAGGGGAAGGACGTGGCCGCCCCGTAGATGAGCCCGGTGCCGAGGTACCAGCCGGTGCCCGACTGGGAGACGGTGAAGAAGAGCCGGTTCTGGAACGCGCAGACGGACGTGAAGGTGGCCGGGTCGACGCCGGAGACCTGCGTCGCGCCGCCGCCGAGCGTCACCTTCGTCCAGGTCGCCGTCGATTCGGTGTACGTGTAGTAGCCGTTCAGCTCGTCGCAGAGCGCCAGGAAGCTGCCGGCTGCAGTGGTGAACGAGGTGAAGCTGCAGTACCCGGCGACGCCGCCCGTGCTGCCCCAGCTGACGACCTTCGTCGCCGCGACGTTGAACGTCGAGCAGTCGTAGATGCCGTCGGAGGTGGCGACGAAGAGCCTGTCGTTCGCCCCGATGGCGCCGCTGTACGGGATGACGGAGCGCACCTCCATGTTCGCCGTCACGCCGCCGGTGAGAGTCGCCGCGCCCCAGCTCGCCCCGACGCCGCCCGAGGTGGTGGTGGTGATGGCGTTGCCCAGCGCCCCGGGCTGCTTGGAGGTGAAGGTGAGCGTCGTCGTCCCGGTCCAGGTGACGATGGCGGAGATGTCCGAGCGGGCGGCGAGCACCGCCTTGAAGCCGGTAATGGTGGTGGCTGCGTCGGTGTTGAAGACGCAGTTCGCCACCGGCAGCCCGCCGATGACGACCGCTGCCGTCCCCGAGGTTGGCGGAGTGAAGAGCCCCGTCGCCTGGGTAGAACCGATGTGGTACGCCTGCGCGACGCTGCCGAGCCGAGTCTTCGCCCCGTAGGCGCTGGGGATGAGGTTGGTGAGCGCGATGCAGTTCGTCGGGTCCATCGCCGCGTACGGCGAGACCGTGTCGAGCCCTCCCACGGGCGACGGCATCTGCGTCACCTGCAGGGTCTGCTGACCCATGAGACGGGTCGGCGCGGGCATCAGCTACCGTACCCGGTGATGGGGACGTTCCAGGTCCCGTCGAGGTACCGGAAGCCGGTGCCGCTGCCGTTCAGCGACAGCTTCTCCATCGGCCGGTCGCTGCCCACGACGGCGTCCCACGCCGAATCGAAGTCGGCCTGGGCCCGGCTGGTGTCGAAGCCCTTCTCGGCGAGCCAGCGCAGCTTCAGCGCGCGGCTGAAGAGGAACGGGTCGAAGAGGATGAGGTCGGCGCTCGCCTGGTAGTAGGGGAACGCGGTGGTGCCGCCCCCGGCGTCGGCGAAGCCCGGGGTGTAGCGGCTGGCGACGGCGCTGGTTCCGGCCCGCTGGCACCAGTTCTTGCTCGTGTAGTCGAAGAAGAGGGTCTGGCTCGCGGGCGGCGGGTTCGGCCACACCAGGAACTGCCCCTGCTCGATGGCGAAGCCGAGGAAGAGCGTGACACTGTTGCCGACCCGTCCCACCAGCCACGTCCGCACCTGCGGCGAGATGGGCCCGGCGAAGGGCAGCTGGCTGGTGTAGTTCCACGCGGTCTGCGGCGTCAGCCGGAGGAAGTCCGCCGGCAGGTCGATGGCGTAGAACGGCGGCGGAGTCGTCGGCGTCCCCGGGCTCGCGGGCGTGGTGAAGTTGTACGTCGTCTGCATCAGCGCCCAGTTCCACTGGCGCATGAAGTCCTGCCCCACCTCCACGGAGAGCCGCACCAGCTGCTGCCAGAGCGGATCCGTGGACGTGGTGGCGTCGGTCTGCACCCCGAGATTCAGCTCCATCCCGACACGGGCGATGAGGTCCGCAGCGGTGTTGTAGTGAGTGGTGAGGTACGAGACCGACGGTGGCATTCGTTACTTCCCCTTGAGCAGGCGCTCTTCGAGCTGGGCGAGACGACGGTTCGCGTCCTCCAGCTGGCTCTTGACCTGATTCTTTTCCGCCTCGGCCTTGTCCTTTTCGGCGCGGAGCTGGCTCGCGGCGGCGTTCTTCGTCGCCACGTCGATCCACTGGCGCGCCCGGCGCTGCATGTCGCGGAGCCCCGGGTGCTTCGTCAGCACGTTGTCGTCGAGGGTGCAGAGCTGCTCCACGGTGTAGATGTGGAGGTAGCGCAGCCCCTCGGCGTCACCCCGGGTCAGCTCCGGCCACTTCTCGATGGGCGTGCCCGACATCGCCTGCTTGGCGTTGTCGTCGTTCCTGCTCCGCCACTCGTCTTACAGCTGCTTGTAGCGGAGCCGGTGGATGTCGTTCACCGGGCAGTCGACGATGTTGTTCCTGTCGCCCGGCACGGTGATGCGGATGAACTCGATTTCGTCGAAGACCGGCCGCCCCTCCTTGGCGCTCCGGTCGGCGTTCGGGTGAGCCGCCCACTCCTTGCGGAACTCGACGTAGTTGCGCCCGTCCTGCTTCCAGGCCGAGTCGTCGCCGAACTGGCGGACGGTGTCGGCGATGCTCTGGGAGTCGACGTCAGCGGTGTCCACCCTCATGACGCCACCTCCACCGTCTGCTCAGCAGCAGGAGCGGGAGGCGGCTTCGGCTGGCCCACCTTCAGCAGCTCGTGCTGGGGGAGCGAGGCGACTCCGAGGAACACGTCGGCCAGGACGAGGCTGTCGCGGCAGAGGAGCCGGAACTGGTCGTCGTTGAAGCCCTTCCCCTTCGGGAAGTGGATGTCCCAGATGTGCCCGAGGAGCTGCAGGGCGGCGGCGTTGCGGACCTTCTCAAGTGACACGGTGCACTCTCGATTCTGACTGCGGGTTAACGACTGTCACGGGGCCCCGTTGGCCTGGGTGCCCGAAGCGGTGAGGGCGATGCCGGCCACGTACCCAACGGCAGTGGCGGCGGCGACGGTGACGACGGCACCGTTCACGGTGATGGGGATGCCCGCCACGTAGGAGGCGATGGTGCCGCTCGCGGCGTAGATGAGCTTCCCGTTGCTGGTGTCGAAGGCGAGGCCGCCGATGTACCGGCGCGCCTGCGAAGCCTCCGCGACGATGCAGAGGTTGCCCGAGGCGTCGAGCTGGAAGCCGGGGCGGAAGGCGGAGTTTGTCGCGACGGCGCCCGCCGTCGAGCACTGGATGACGCCGGCATCGTCGATGGTCACGCCGTTGAGAATCCGGGTCGCCACGCAGGCCTCCTTGAAGAAAGACCCGAGGGAGCGCGCAGCTCCCCCGGGTCCAGTTCACTGCCCGAGGTCGACTAGGCGGTCGCCAGTGCCGTCGCGGTGAAGCCGTTCATGAACGGGTACGAGAGGCTGACCTGGGTGAACCCCGAGCTGGGGGTGTCCTGGGCCGCCTTACAGACCGCGTTCAGCACGTAGTAGGCGTGGTTCGCCCCGCCCACCGTGCACTGACCCGGGGTGGCGGTCAGCTCCAGGCTGGCGTTCGCGGCGCCCGTGCCGGCAGCGGTGGTGCTCACCGGGGCCTGTCCCTGCACCATGTACCAGCCGTACTGGCTGGCGACGTTGGCGGACATCGCCACCGCCACCTGCCCACGGCTGGCGATCACGGAGCGGGTGGTGGTGCCCGCCACGGGGTCGTAGACCACGAGGTCGCCGGCCGCAGTGGACGCGACGCCCTTGAGGTAGATGAACTGCGCCTGGCCGTAGCCGAGCGAGCCCGTGTCGACACCCTTGCAGATGGTGCCGAGCGCGAACTGCTTGGTGGTGCCGGTGTTCATGATGTTCGCGCCGATGAGGTCGACGGCGACGAAGGTGAGCTGAGCAGCAGTAGGAAATGCCATGTTGTTTGTCCTTTCCTTTCCTTGGGCTTAGGTCTTGCCGATGCGGCCCTGGAACTGGTTTCCGCCGCAGGTCAGGTTGCCGGCCCAGGCGAGGATGGTGACCTCTGCGTCCTGGTTGATCGCCTGGCGCGTGCGCGGGCTGAGCGGGACGAAGTTCCGCTCGCTGTGCGGACGCCACTTCAGGTACTTGGTGTTCAGGAACCACATGGTGTTCGCGGGCGCCTGTCCACCGATTCCGCCGTCAAGGATGACGTCGCAATCCATGAACTTCAAAGACACGAATCCGGCTTCACCTGTTGCGGCGGCGGTGAAGCGCTGGTTCGTCTGCAGCGACGCGAGGTAGGCGGTGTAGCCGTTCGAGTCGGTGAGGATGAGGTCCGGCCGGTCGCTTCCACGGACCAGCTGCACCCAGAGGCTGTTCATGTCCGCCTGGCTGGTGGCGGAGGTGAACGTGGTGTCGCGCTGGTAGTACGGCCGCCAGAAGGTGCTGATGCTCGCGCTGCGGTCGATGCCGCCGTAGGTCCCGGTGGCGACGGCGCCGGTCGAGCCTGCGGTGGGAACCACCGCCTGCAGACCGACCACCTGCTTCCCGCCGTACCCGGTGCCATCCGAGTACAGGCCGGCGCTGATGAGGTTCGCCATCGAGGCCTCGGCGACCTGGATGCGGGCCTCAAGCAGGTCGATGACCTGCTCCTTCCCGGCGTTCTGCAGCTGCTCCAGCCCGCTGATGACCACCGGGCACGCGGCCTGGCAGATGTTGTACTGCGCCCAGCTGATCACGTCCTGCGCTGCGACCGGGAGCAGGTCGTAGCCGGAGTAGAAGCCGGCGTTGCCGTTGCTGGCGAACGACAGCTCGTGGGCGATGATGCTGCCTCCAGAGAACTTCTGGATGCGCTTGCCCTTCTTGAGCTGCGCCAGGACAGCGTTGTTCTGGGTGACGTTGTCGGCAATCTCGCCCGTGCGCGACTCGATGGTGGTCGCGACGATGTCGGTGATCGCCGTGGGGGTACCGGGAAATGCCATTGCGGAGACTCCTCGTGGGGGATGACGCGGTCAGTGCCTGACTCCGCGTCACCGCCCCGAGGCGGTCGCCGGTCCCCCTGGCGTCGGGGGTGCGACTCCCTCTGCACTCACCGAATCGTCCGGCCGAGGGCGGCCAGGTCCCGGGCGCTACCTGCCGTTGAACTGTTGCTCAAGGAGGGCGCGAACCGAATTGTCGTCGGACGCGGCCTGCGGTGCAACCCCGGAGCTTCGGAGCGTGGCTCCAGCGGCCACCCGAGCCCGGCCCACGGCGGCCGGAGAGGTGCGTGACACCTGTTCCCGCTGTCGCATGACGCCCTGCACTTCAGGACTCATGTTGCAGGCCAGCTGGTAGACCTCGTCCAGGGTGTACTTCTCCTTCCGGGCGTGCTTCAGGTCGACGATGTCGGCCATGAGGTGCCGGACGTCGTTGAAGAACTCCTTGCCCTGGCTGAACTCCGCCACCTCGCCCTGCGCGGCCTGGTGCTCCTGCACCACCGCCTGCTGGTGTTGCTGCTGGAGCGTGCGGAAGAGGTCGTCCACCCGTGGGTCCCGGAACTGCTGGGGCGGGGCGTTGCTGACGGTGGTGTTACCGGGTCCCCAGCCCTGCACGCCCGGCAGCGGCTTGCCGCCCCGGCGCGCGTCGATGGCAGCGGCCAGCAGCTGCTCGGGGATGCCGAAGCCGTCGAGCCACTCGGCGATCATCGAGGCCTTCACCGGCATCGGCGTCGAGGGGCTCTCCAAGGTGTTGCTGATGGAGGCCAGCCGGCCCAGCGTGGCGAAGACGTCGCGCCCGTTGAAGGCGTGGGGGTTGCCCTGCGCGATGCTCACCACGTTCTGCAGCGGCTCGGCGGCCTGCTTGCGGACGTTCTCCGCGTAGCTCAGCGCCTTCCGGGCGTTGATGAACTGGTTGTAGGCCTCCTCGCGCGCCTCGGGCGGCACCTTGCTCCAGGCCTCCCGGCCCTTCGGTCCCCAGTCTGGCGGGGCCTTGTCGAAGCGCCCAGGCGCCCCCTGCGGCGTCGTGGAGGTGGGGAGCTGGGTCTGGCCGATGGCGCCGTTCTTCGGCTGCCCTTGGGCCTCCTGGGCGGTCTCAGCGGCAGTCTTGGGGGCGAACCGTCCCTTCTCGTCGCGGACCGGGACGCCGACCTGCTCCGGGTCTGGGACAGACGTTTCCGTTTGTACCGGAGCAGCGGAAGTTTCCTTGTGATCGCTGGAATCCGGCGCCTCGGCGGCCTCGAAAGCCCCCTCCAGCGTGCTGCGCAGGCTGGTCTGCCCGGCGCTGTCGTTCGTCTCCTCGACTGCAGTCACCACTTCATCCGCCATCGTTCCTCCTCGCCTGGTCGGCGAACACCATGCCGGCGACGACGGGTAGGCCCGACTTCACCCAGTCCGCCTTCTTCCAGCCCTTGGTCATCTCCACGAGGCCCTTCGGCCCCTTCTCCATCAGCACGTCGCGCAGCTTCCGGACGTCGGCCCGGGGCGCGCCCGAGACTCCGCGCTCCATCGCGGCGTCCTCGGCGATGTTCAGTCCTCGCAGCCGGGTCGCCTCGATGTTCGAGTGGTTCTGCAGCCGCTCCGTCACCTGCGGCTCGGCGCGGAGCGCGTCCACCAGGCGCTGGGTGACGTTCCCCTGCCCCTGCGGCGAGGCCCACTCCTTCTCCAGGTCGATGTAGTTGCCCCGGTAGTTGCCCGGCTTCGTCTCCAGCTCCAGCCCGGGGACGTTGAGGTCCACGCCGGACATCCGCTGCTTGAAGTCCCGGGCCTTGCTGCCGCCGTACTCCGGCCCGGCGATGGTGAAGGTGCCGTCCCCGGTGTCGAGGAGGTTCAGTCCCTTCGCCTTGAGCGCGTCGCGGATGGCGATGGTGCGCACGTTGCCGATTCCCATCGTGTCCGGAGCCATCGGGTGGCTGCCCGGATCGAGGTAGCGGACGCTCATCGCGTTCTGCTTGCCCTCGGGCACGCCTCGGGTCTTCACCATGTGGTACGGCACGCCCGCCTGGACGTCCGTCGCCCCGTGGTAGGTGGCGAGCGTGTCGAGGATGCGCCCTGCGGCGTCCTCCACGCCCGGCCCGCCGCCCTTCTCGAACGAGGCGAGCATCCGGCTGGTGAGATTCGGGTTGTACTCCGTCTCCCCGAGCGCGTTCTGAAACTCGCCGAGCCCGCGCCCCGTCGGCAGGTTCAGCGTCCCCGTCGCGTGCATGGGGATGTCCCGATGGAAGGGCTCCGCCTGCCGGGTGAACATCATCTTCTCGGAGAACGGCGCGTCCACCAGCCCGCTCATGTGGCCCGAGACGCGCGCCGGAATCACCTCGCGGGTCATCTTCGCGGTGAGCTGCGGTACCTCGGTGTCGTAGCCGGTCGAGCTGTTCCGCAACGCCCGGGTCTGCGCCTCGGGGGACAGCTCGTCGAAGGGCTTGCTGCCGTACTCCTTGCCCTCCAGCTCGGTGCCGAGGCGTCCGCCGGTCCACAGCGCGGCCTGGCCCTGGCGCGGCTCGGTGAAGTCCTGCCCGAGCGGCCCCTTCACCCCCTCGTCTCGCAGCTCCTTGGTGAGCAGCTGCGTCTCGCCGCTGGCGTACCCGTGCTCGTGGGGCGCGAGCCCACGGGTCTCCTTGTCGCCGTACTGGCTCAGCCCGCGCCCGGTCCAGAGGTCGTTCGTCGGGTGGGCGCCTGGCCCCTTCTGCAGGTCGTTGACGAAGGCGCCGACCTTGATGCCGCCGGGAATCTGCTCCGAGCCCGCGCCGTGGCCCACGGTGTCGAGGAAGGTCTGCGCCTGCTGGCGCGTCTTCGGCGCGCCCTCCAGCGTCAGCGTCTTGGCCTCGGGGTCGACGAGCAGCTTGTTCCAGTTCGCCGCCGTCCAGCTCAGGTTCGTCCCTGGGTCGGCCTGGGGCGAGTAGGTGGCGATGCCCTTGGCGAGCGCGTCCTCGCGCCCCGGCGCCAGCTCATGGAGCATCTCCGACTGGCGGTCGTACCAGTCCATCCCGTGCGCGCCCTCGGTGGAGCGCTGCAGAGCGTGCTCGCGCGCGGCGTCCACCTCGTCGAGCGTGGTGACGCCCGGCGGCCCGCCGATGACCTCGCCCGTCGTGGGGTCGAGCTTCAGGTGCCTGCCTTCCAGCGCCGCCGCCTCGGCCTCTGGGGCAGTCATCTCCTTCCACGGCACCGATGCCACCTCGGCCCGTGCCGCCGCCCGCGCCTTGTTCATCGAGCCGCCGCCCTCGACGGTCTTGCGCAGCTCGGCGGCTAGCTTCGCCCCCACCGCCTCGCGGCGGATCGCCTTCAGCGCCTCCGGCCCCTCGACGTCGGCCAGCGTCTCCAGTCCGAGGAGGAGGCTGGGCGGCACGCCCATCGCGTAGGCCTTGTCCCCGAGCCGGTGCGGCAGCTCGGCAACCTGCCCGATGGCGTCCAGGTTGTTCTGCCCCTGCTCGGTCTGCGGATGGTAGGTGAGGTTCTCCTGCACCGCGTTCTGCCAGCGCTGCGCACGCGGGTAGGTGTCGTCGCCGTGGACGGCATCGACGAGCGCCCCGCCGAGTCCGGCCAGCCCGGCGACGGGCATGGAGAGCGCGCCGGTGTCGAGCGCCAGGCCCGTCTCGCCCGCGCCCACGACGTCACCCGCGAGGTCCGCGCCGCTGTAGCCGCGCAGCGCCCGGCCGAGCTTCGACTCCTTCGCCCTGTCCCAGAGCGTCTGCAGCGCCTCTACCGGCACCTCGGTCTCGTTCGCCACCGGCACGTCGTAGGGCGAGCGGACGAAGTTGCCGTTCGCCAGGTTGCGCAGCTGCTCGTCCTCGTCGCTCATCGCATCCTCATCCGTTCGAGCTTCGCCTGGGCCTGCCGAGCCTCCTCGGCCTCCTGCTGGAAGCGGAGCACCTCGACGTGCATCCGCACCTGCACCGTGGCCGGCGGCTTCCGGAACCAGCGCCACACGCGCGTCCAGAAGCCGAGCTTCGCCGTGCCGCCGCCGTTGGTGCCGAGGAGGTAGCGCATCAGTTCCCGGCTCCCTGCAGAGCGAAGGAGATTTTGTCGCTCGCGTTCTGCGCGGTGGTGACGGTGATGACGAAGCTGCCGGCGCCCGGCGCCACCTTGTAGGTGCTCGCCGTGTTCTCAAACACGACCGTGATGATGCTGGTCGCGGTGCAGACGGTGTTGGTGACGGTGATGGTGGCAGCCGCGAGGAGCCCCGAGGCGCCGCAGGTCAGCCGCCCGAAGACGTTGCTGACGGTGGCGGTGGCCGCGCTGGTGGTGCCGGCGAGCGTCGCGGTGCCGACGGTGCCGCCGTAGAGCCCGGCCTGGCTGACGAAGGCCTTCTCGGTGGTGCTGTTCTGGAACGAGATGATCTTCGAGCCAGCCGTCGAGTACGCGACTCCCGTCCGGATGGTGACACCAATGGCCGAGGCGCCGTTCGCCTGGTCGCCGGCGACGATGGTCGGGTTGCTGGCCGCGAGGCTGACGCGGGTGTTCGTGTTGCCCGTCCCCATCACCTGGGGCGTGTGGACGATGCCGGTGGAGTCGACCCAGGCCTTCTCCGTCCCGGCGTTCTGGAAGCTGACGATGCGCGCGGTGGAGGTGGCGAGCGAGGTCGCCGCGTTGATGATGACCGAGATGGCTGCCGCGCCGTCGGCGGTCCAGCCCTGCAGCGTCGGGCTGCTCGCCGAGACCGGCAGCGCCAGGTACGTGTGAGAGCTGTCGAGCGTGGCGTTGATGCTCGTGACGTTGGCGGTGTCGAACCAGCCGGCCAGCCAGCGGTTGCTGGAGCCACCGAGGGAGGCGCTGGCCGAGGTCGTCGGCTTCACGTCGCCGGTGGTGTTGACCGAGAGCTGCTCCGTGCCGCCCGTGCGGATGCTGAGCAGCTTCGCCCCGGCGTTGCTCCAGGCGGTCGAGGTGTCGAAGGCGTAGGCCACCGAGGTGGCGACGTCGGCCAGCGTCTGGCGGAAGCGCACCGGCAGCGGCGTCGGGCCACCGGAGTTGAAGTCGAAGATGCCGCTCGTGATGACGTCCGAGCCGATGGTGAGCAGCTGCCCGTTGGTCGAGGTGTTGTCGCCCCGGACGATGAGGCTGTCGAAGCTCCCCGAGGCGGTGGCCGACACCGAGAGCGCCACGAGACTGCCGGACCGGTCGACGTAGGCCTTCTCGGAGCCCGCCACCCGGAGGCTGAGCAGCTTGTCTCCCGAGGTGCTGAGCGCGTTGGTGTTGTCGATGATGACGGCGACGGCGGTGCCGCTCGTCACCACGCTGCCGGACAGGGTGAGGCTCGACGGCGGCGGCGCGGCGGTGATGTTGTTCGTCGACAGCGAGATGGTGGTCCACGACGGGGTCGTCCCGTCCGTGGAGAGGTACTTGCCCGAGTTGCCGGTCTGGTCCGGCAGTGGCGTGGGGTACTGGGAGTAGCTCACTGCCCGAGGCTCTTGAAGTTGATCCAGGCGTCGAGCGAGCCCGTCCCGCCCGATGCGACATACCGGCAACGGATGTACGGGAAGCCCAGCTCAGCCAGGTTGATGAGGATGCTGCCCGCCGAGCCGCTCGCCACGGGGACGGGCGTCAGCACGAGGGCGTTCCAGTTGCTGTTGTCGATGGTGCCGTCGATGAAGAAGGTGCCCGTCGGCGTGCCGGTGAAGTTGAACTGGAAGGCGACGTTGTCGACCCAGCGGATGTCGATGGACGCAGACGTGACGGTGCCGGTCATCGTCGAAGCGGTGAGCAGCTGCGCTGCGCCCTGCGGTTTCATCCACGCCTCTTGAACGGAGCGTCGCGGTACTGCTCGGGCCGGTACGTGGTGAGCCGGTGGTACAGCTCGCGCTTGCGCGCCACCGCCGCCGCGTCGTTCTTCACCTGCGAGACGTCACCGGCGGCGAGCCGGGCGATGCGCTCCTTCTCGGCGCCCTTCGCCCTCCACTTCTCGGCAAAGGTCTCCGGCGGGACGAGTCCCTCCTTGCGCATCTTCTCCAGCGTCTCGGTGCCGTAGCGGACGCCGCCGTTGATCCACTCGATGGGCTCGGCCGTAATCTCCTCCGCCACCACCTCGCCCGTCTGCTCGTTCTTCCGGTACACCCAGGTCCGTCTCACTTTGGCCTCCAGAACCAGCCCACCCAAAAGATGAGCGTGATGCCCACGCACATGACGAGCACCGCGAGGTCGTGGCTCACTTCTTCCCGTTCCCCTTCGGCGGGCGCTGCAGCGGCGCGGACTGCTTCAGCCCGGCGAGGTGGAGCTGGTTCTGGTGGTCGGCGTCGCGCGCCACCGCGTTGGCGTGCGCCTCCATCGAGCCCTTGGCGATTTCCTCCTGGATGTTCCAGTGCGCCTGGGCTTCCTGCCGGGTGATGTCCGCCTGCAGCTCTGCCTGAATCTCCTGCAGCCGCTGGCTGTGGTCCTGCGCGGCCTGCTGCTGGTCGAGCTGGCTCTTCACCTGCTCCTTCTGCATGTCCGCCTGGGCCTTCATCTGCGTCGCGATGAGCTTCGGGTCCGGCGGCGGTCCCTGCTGGGCCTGCTGCTGCTGCGCCTGCGTCCAGGCCTGGATGCCGCCCTCGATGATGCCCTCCAGCTCCTTGCTCGCCTCGAATCCGGCCAGCGTCGCCTTCAGCAGCTGCATGCACATGGGCGCGAGCGGCGGCGCCTGCTGCATCACCGGGCCGAAGCCGGTGAGGAACTGGCTGAGCGCCTCCAACAGCTGCACTCGCTCGGTCTTCACCGCGTCCATGTCGCGCAGCGAGACAGAGTTGGGCTTCACCGCGATTCGGTAGAACCAGAACTTGTCCTTCAGCAGCTGCAGCGCCTGGGGCACCTGCTGCGCGTCGGGCGTGTTCTGGATGTTGCTGCACTCGACGATGGTCTCCGGCGAGTAGTGCTTGACGATGATTTCCGCCTTCACCGCCAGCGCCTCGGAGGCGAAGCGCTCGAAACGCTTCTGCTTCGCCTTCAGCCGCACCGAGCCGAAGCGGACCTGGCTCCGAGTCTCGGTGGCGGTCTGCTCCTCGCCGACGGAGGCAGCAGCACCGCGCATCACGTCGCCGTTGCCCGTCACCTCGTCGAGCAGCTGCTTCAGCTGCATCCGGTAGGCGAGCAGCTGCTCCAGCACCGTGGCGAGCATGTCGATGGGGAGGAACTGGATGGCCCCGTCGATGCCGCCGTCCTTGGAGAACTGTCCCCAGTTCTCGTGGGGAATCATGTCCTGGTCGAAGGCCTCCTCCAGGATGCGCCCGAGTACTTTGTTCTTTGCATCGAAGACGCCGCGAACCTTGATGGCTTCGGCGATGCGCCGCGCGCGGTACGAGACCTCGTCAAACTCCTGGTACAGGTCCTGCGCGAGCGCGTAGTCGGGGCGAGGGAGGAAGCCCGACGTGGTGAGGTTCGCCATCAGCGGCTCGGGCATCGGGAAGAAGCCGTCGAGCTGGTACGGATCGTCGATGACCTTCAGCACCTCGGGATAGGTGTCCACCCACCAGAAGACGCGGCGGTGCTCCCGGGACCAAATCTCCCAGACCTCGACCCGCTTCCACGGGTCTTCCTTGAGCATGTCCTCCTGGCGCGCCTTGCCGTCTGCCTTGCTGGCGCCCTTGCTGAACGGCAGCTTCTTCGCCACGTCCTCGCCAAAGTTCTTCTTGGCGTCGTCCATGGTGAGGTAGGCCCGGAACGCGACCCAGCGGCAGTCGAGCCAGGTGCGCGACGGAGCCCAGAGGAAGTCGCGCCAGTGGACGTAGTCGGCGGTGACGTGCTCGTTCTCCTTCACCTGCGCCGGCTCGCCCGCGTCGCCCTCGTCGGGCTCTCCGCCGGCCTCGTCGCTCTCCTGCTGCTGCGTCTCCACCTCCGCCTCGGCCTCGTCGCCGGACGCGCCGAAGGTGGCCTCGTAGCGCCAGCGCATCACGCCCGCGCCAGGCAGCTGGAAGTCGTCGAGCGCGTAGCCCAGGACGGGCTGGAAGGTGTCCTTGGGGTGCGTCAGGTCGTCGTTGAGCAGCCGCTCCAGCATTTCCCCGGCCACGCGCGCCTGCTCGTCGTTGGCGTCGTGGAAGCGGTTATCGACGGCGGCCTGCGGCTCCTCGCCGTAGAGCATCGCCCGCTGCGTCTGGACGTTGCCGGTGTAGA